TCGGAAAACCCGTAGCTCTTCAGCCATCAGATATTACTAAGCTTTGGCGTCATCGACCTAAGATATTTTTTAAAGATGCCTTCGATGTGACACTCGATGCTTGGCAGGAAGATGTAGTAGATCTCTATATTAATAATCAGCGTATTGCACTTGTTGCCTCGAAGGGGCCTGGTAAGACATTTACCCTGGCCATGCTTGGATGGCACTTTTTCTGTACGCGCTATCAGCCTAAGATGGCAGCACTCTCCGTAACTAAAGATCACCTTATGGCAAACCTTTGGGCGGAACTTTTGAAGTGGAGGGCGCGATCACCTCTACTTGTTCAGTCTACGAACGAAGGTTTTAGTAAGATCACGATGAAAGGACACGAGGGATATTCCTTTATCGATGCTCGATCATTTCCCAAGCAGGCAGATGAATCGCAGCAGGCATCGGCACTTGCAGGTCTTCACTCAGATAACGTGGCATTCTTAATCGATGAGGCAGGTACAATTCCTGATGCGGTTTTAGCGACTGCAGATGCGGCACTATCGACAGGGGATTCGGAAACTAAGGCGGCAAAACTATTAGTGACTGCTAACCCAGAAGTACCTAAAGGTATCATATATCGTGCATATATGGGCAGATCTGTCCAGAAATGGGCAGTCTATACTATCTCAGGGGATCCTGACGATCCGAAAAGAGCGCCGAGGGTTAGTAGGGATTGGGCGCGAGAGCAGATCGAGACTTATGGAAAAGAGGATCCTTGGGTAATGGTGAACGTATTCGGTAAGTATCCAAACGTATCTAGTGATATGCTAATCACAGAGGCGGAGATACATGAAGCGCAAAACCGAGATGTGTCAGATCGTTCAACTAAAAATTCTCAGCATCGTTTGGGGGTTGATGTTGCACGTGGCGGTGTGGATAGGACTGTATTTGCTCGCCGTCGTGGCCTTAAATCTTACCCTCTTGAAGCTTTATCATCTGAAATTTATGGGCCAGAACTCGCCGGTAAGATTGCTTTTATGCAGCAAGATCAGCAGATCGAGCGCGTTTTTGTTGACAATACCGGCGGCTATGGTTCTTCTGTTATCGATAGTTTGTCGCTGTTTCCTAACCTTGATGTTACTCCGGTTGTCTATAACGCGAAGGCGCACGACCGCAGATATTTCAACAAAAGAACAGAAATGTGGGTTAGAATGAGGGATTGGATTAGGAAAGGTGGATGCCTTCCTAAAGATCCACAATTGGCCGAAGAGCTTATGATGCCGAAGCTTATATTCCATGGTGGAGTATTTCGCTTGGAAGAAAAGGAACAGATCAAGTCAAGGCTAGGTAGATCACCTGATAGAGCAGATGCGTTAGCGCAAACCTTTGCAGATGTTGAGCAGCCTAGTTTTTATGCAGATTTTTCTGGATCTTCGGCAGGATCTCAGGCAATGACAGATGAGGAGTTTATCGAGGAATGGAATCGGAGGAATAGGTCGAACTATGTATCCGATCATTCTCAGGTTGACAAATATTATAAGCCGTCGCCTAATTATAAAGCATAGGAGTTTTTATGGCGTTTAATATGTCCGGTGCTGCGATAACTGATGAAGAGCTAATGCAAACAACGACGGGTGCTTTTTCAGGTGCGGCGACAGGAGCAGCAATAGGTGCGGCAGGAGGGCCAATAGGAATGGGTGCAGGTGCGTTAATTGGCGCAGGCATATCTTTTCTAGGCGCAAGAAGTCAGTCAGCAGCTAGAGAAAAAGCTTTGAAAGATGCTGTTAAAGTTAGACGAAGAGCTACATTGACAGAAATGGGCGCAAGACAACAAGCTGAAAATATTGCAATGGGTGGTCTTGTAAGACAGCCACAGCAGTCACAGTCTTCAAATACTGGAATGTCAGGGCAAGGATTTATAGGGCAAAATTTACCTACTAACGCAGGAACTTTCTAGGAGAATATATGGCAGTCGTAAAAGTAAAAAAGAAAAAGCAAGCAGGTATGAAAGCTGCCGAACCTAGTGAGCCAATGAGTCCGCAGACTTGGGCAAACATCGGTAATAATCCATCGGACTATCCGGCATATTTAGAAGCTTTTAAAAAGCAAAAGAAGTAAGCCATGAAGAAGCTAACATACGCTGAAGTCGACGGCATGCGATCGTCGCTTAGAAACGAACTATCTAAGAAGCTGCCGACTTGGCAATTGTTGGCAAACTATATCGCACCTGAAAGATATAAAATGAATCCAGACGATAAACATAATAGCTATCGTAAGGATCGAAATATTATTAAGAACCAAGCAGGGCGAAGCTTAAGAACCTTCGTATCCGGCATGATGAACGGAGCAACGCCCCGATCTCGTCCATGGTTTAACCTAACAGTAAACAATACGAGAAAGGCAAATTCTGCCGCAGCTAAAAGGTATTTCTCAGAAGCAGAATCTATTTTAAATTCACACTTCCAAGTATCTAACCTGTATCGAATCCTGCCTTTAGCTTATAAAGATGTAGGTATCTTTTCTAATTCTGCCTTTGCAATGCTTCCGCATCCTAGATACGGATTCTATTTCTACCCATTTGCTATCGGCACTTATGCTTTTGCCTGCGATGCCGAAGGCAATACTAATATGTTCACGCGTGACTTCTCAATGACGACTAGGCAAATTGTGGAGCAGTATGCAAAGCTTACGCCATCTGGCCAGATTGATTGGTCAAACATTCCATCGCATGTTAAAAAGAATTGGGATGCCGCTAAGTATCTTGAGACTTCAGTTCTTACTACTGTTATTCTTCCTAATCCTACATATAATCCTAATAAACCATCGGTAGATCCTTTAGATAAAAAGTATCAATCATACACCTATCTACAGGCAGTCGGGGCCAACTTACCTCCTCAATCATCTTCCGGATTTAGAAACGAACTATCTTTAGGAGAGAAAGAATTTATTAAGACAAGTGGATATGATTATTTCCCTGTCATTACTCCTAGATGGGAAGTTGCACCTGAAGAAAACTACGGAGTCGACGGGCCTGGAGAGATCGCACTCTCCGACATTATGACTTTACAAGAGATGGAAAAATTCAGACTTGAAGCAATCGCTAAACTTGTTAAGCCACCTATGGTTGGGCATTCAAGCTTAAGAAGACATCAAGCATCTATTCTTGCAGGCGGCATTACTTACGTCGATGATCAAGGCGCTGCTGCCGGTTTTAAACCTGCATTCACTATGGATCCGAAGCTATCGGAACTTATTGCCGATCAAATGGAATACACTCAAGCTATTCGTTCAGCGTTCTATGAAGATCTATTCTTAATGATGTCAGGGCAAGAATCAAAGTCGCATATTACTGCGGCCGAAATCAATGAGAAAGCATCAGAAAGAATGGCAACATTGGCACCTGTACTAGGGCAGTGGGATCAGGACTTATCATCGAAGATTATTCAAAACGCACAGATCATTCTTGAGCAAGCAGGACGTATGCCTGTTAAACCGGCCGAGCTTGAAGGCGAACAATTAAGACCAGAATACATCTCGATCCTAGCTCAAGCAGCTAAAGTATCTATGATGAATTCCTTGGAAAGATTTGCGAACTATACGACAAGCATGGCACAAGCGCAACAGGATCCTGC